GGTAAGGCTGTTGCAAGACATACATTTTTAGTTAACGATGGATTAAAAGTTGATTATGTAGATCCTGCAAACTTCATTCATAGCTACACTGAATTGAATGACTTTTCAGATTGCTATTACTTTGGTGAGGTTAAGCAGGTTCACTATACTGAGCTTTTAAAAATTAATCCAAACTTAACTGACGATCAATTAAAAGAAATACGTAACGCTTCATCTGCTTGGTATGACTACTTTCCTATTATTAGAAACTATCAAGATGATGCATTCTTAAATGAGGTTGTAACATTACTTTATTTAAACTATAAAACCACTAAAAGATTTGTTTGGAAGAAGAAAATTCTTGAGAATGGTGGTGAGCGAGTTATCAGAAAGAGCGACACATTTAATCCTCCTGTTGAGGAAGGAATGATGTTTGAAAAAGTTGAGACAGTTCGTGACGTATGGTATGAAGGTATATTGGTAGGTGGTTCTAATATTATGTTGAAGTGGGACATGATGAAGAACATGGTTAGACCTAAATCAGCTACACAAAGAGCACTTCCTAACTATGTGATGTTTGCGCCTAGAATGTACAAAGGAAATACTGAGTCATTAGTAAGACGTATGATTCCTTTTGCTGATCAGATACAATTGACTCACTTAAAGTTACAGCAAGTAATGAATAGAGTAGTTCCTGATGGGGTGTTTATTGACGCTGATGGTATCAATGAAGTTGACCTAGGAACTGGAGCAGCATACAATCCAGAGGACGCTTTAAAACTATATTTCCAAACTGGTAGTGTTATTGGTAGAAGTTACACGCAAGATGGTGAGTTTAATAATGCTAGAGTTCCTATCCAAGAGTTGAATTCAAATAGTGGTCAATCAAAAATGGCTGCATTGATAGGTAACTATAATCACTATCTAAATATGATACGTGATGTGACTGGTATTAATGAGGTAAGGGATGGGTCTACACCTAGTCCTGACGCTTTGGTTGGAGTTCAGAAGCTAGCTGCATTGAATTCAAATACAGCTACTAGACATATATTAGAAGGTGGTTTAAATATAACAAAAAGATTAGCTGAATGTCTATCTATAAGAGTTGCTGATATATTAGAGTATTCTGACTTTGCTGAAGAGTTCGCAATGCAAATTGGTAAGTATAATGTTGCTATACTTGATGATATAAAGGATCTTTATTTGCATGACTTTGGTATCTTTATCGAGTTAGCTCCAGATGAAGAACAAAAACAAATGCTTGAGGCAAATATTCAAGTTTCATTACAGCAACAGACAATTGACTTAGAGGATGCTATTGATATTAGAATGATTAACAATATTAAGTTAGCAAATGAGTTATTAAAGTTGAAGAGAAGAAAGAGAATGGAGCAGAAGCAGAAAGAACAAGAAATGCAGTTCCAAATGCAAATGCAAAGTAACATTCAATCTCAACAAGCTGCTGCTGAATCTAAAGCTCAATTGATTCAACTTGAAGCTCAGTCTAAGATTCAGTTAAGAGAGGCTGAGATGAATTTTGCTGTTCAACAAATGCAAGCTGAAGCAGCTATTAAAGCTCAATTAATGGATCAAGAATTCCAATACAATATGCAGTTAAAGGGTATTGAGACGGATAACTTAATGAAGCGAGAAGAGAAAAAAGAAGAAGCTAAAGATAAGCGAGTTGATCTTCAAGCAACAAGACAATCTGAGTTGATTAATCAAAGAAAGAATAACTTACCACCATTGAACTTCGAATCGAGTGAAGATTCTTTGGATGGCTTCGATTTAGAATCATTTAGTCCTAAATAGTGGCATATATAGAACATAATTTTTTTCCTTTGAAGGTATTCGTTAGAAATGAATACATGTATCAATTTAAAAAGGGTCATGGTGAATTTACAGAAGGCGTAATTATATCGGTAAGATGTATGCCAGGGCAAGCAGCATTATTTCAAGTGTTACTTGAGAATGGTGTTATGAGAGATAAATTACCATCACACGCATTACTAACTGAGCCAGAGTTACCAAATCCTGATTTACCATTTCATTACTTACAGATATGGAATTGTTTTAGTTATAGATTCACATTAACTCAATTATCTTATGTATATGACACAAATGTTGATGTATATATGAAAGACAGGCAGTGGTATAAGGGTAACTATTATGCTACAATTAACTGGGGTTCTAATGATATAAATACTGACATAACATTAGCTGAAGATCCACTAGAGCATAAGTCACATCATATTATATTACTAGAGAACGGACAAATAGCATTGCAGCCAAATAACAGGGTGCGTTGGTATGAACCTTCTTTTGTTACAAAAGAGTTTCCATCTAAACCTGACTATTTAGTAAACAATGCTTGGTTTAATTGTGAGGGATATGACAAGTGGCATACAGAGGATTCTGATAGGATGTTTTATGATAATGAATAACATAATATGCAAATGCATATAAAACGATTCATTTGTATAATATAGTATGCAGATGCATATAAAAAATAATTATTAACTTTGTAAAAATTTAATTAAATGGAAGGAGAATTTAAAGTAAGAGCAGTTGAGTTCGAGGAGAAGTCAGTTGCAGAGATAGAACAGCAATTGTTGGACAAACATGCTGAAGAAACAGGACAAGTTCAAGATGAGCCACCTGTTGATAAAGTTGATGTTAGTGCACCAATAGATACACCAGTTGAACCTCAAGAGATTGAGATAGACGACAACAAAGTTCTTTCATATATTGGAAAAAGATATAACAAAGAGATTAGCAATCTTGACGAGTTGTTTGAACAAAGATCAAGCAATGATGATTTAGATCCAGAGGTTGCTACCTATTTGAAATATAAAAAAGAAACTGGTCGTGGTATCGAGGACTTTATTCAATTAAATAAAGACTATGATTCTATGGATCAGGACCAATTGCTATTTGAATATCGCAAGAACAAAGACAAAGATCTTGATATTGATGATATTAAATTCGATCTTGATACTCAGTTTGGATATGATCCAGACTTTGATGACGAGAAAGAGATTAAGAAAAAGCAGTTGGCTAAGAAAAAAGAACTCACTAAAGCTAAGGAGTACTTTAACGGATTAAAGGAGCAGTATAAAGTTCCTCTTGAGTCAAGAGAATCTTTTGTTCCGCAAGAAGAAAAAGAAACTTACGAAGCTTACAAGAGTTATAAACAAGCTACGACTCAAGCGGAGGAGGAGCAAGCAAAAAGGTCAAAGTATTTCGCTGACAAAACTTCTGAGTTATTCTCTGAAAAGTTCGAAGGTTTCGGATTTAGTTTGGATGAGAATAAGAAATTAGTTTATAAACCATCTGAAGCACCTGACCTACTAAAAGAGCAATCTAATCTTCAGAACTTTGTATCAAAGTTTTTGAATGATGAAGGTTATCTTAAAGACGCTGAATCTTTCCATCGTGCTATTGCAGTGGCTTCGAACCCAGAGAAGTTTGCCAAGTTCTTTTATGAAAAAGGAATGGCAGATGCGGTTGACAATGTGGCTAAAGAGTCAAAAAATATTGATATGACTCGACAAGCTACACAAGTTACACCAGCTCCAGGTTTCAGAGTTACAGCTATAGATGATAATCGTGGCAACAGATTAGTAATTAGAAACAAAAACAAAAATTAGAAAAAATGGCTGGTACATTACAAGCGAGTCCTGGTGTTGCAATTACACCTAGCTCCGTTAAGGCAACATTGCCTACAAACTACATCACTAACTTCAATTTCTTGAATCAGTATCTTCCTGATACTTATGAGCAAGAATTTGAGCGTTACGGAAACCGATCTATCGCATCTTTCTTGCGTATGGTTGGTGCTGAACTTCCTTCTAACTCTGACTTGATTAAGTGGGCAGAGCAAGGTCGTTTGCATACTAAGTATACTGGAGTATCAACTACAGGAGCAGTTTCTTCTGGTGTTCAAACATTTGACATTGGAACAGGAACATGTGTATTTAGAGTTGGTCAAACAGTTATTTTATCATCTGCTAGTGCTAATAAACTACAGAAAGGTATTATT